CGTTATTTGCGAACATTCATCATTAGTTATATGTCCAATACTGAAATTAGACATTTTAGACAAACCATTTAATAACGGACTGACAACTTTTTCATCCACTGTAAATGGTTTTAATGCAGCAGGAAAATACGTAGGTTCTCCTAACTCTTTCGTCAATATTTCATAATCAATACTTGGTTTAATTTTACTATCTGATGGTAATCTAATGACTGGTTTTACCCATTCTCCATTATAATTGATTTTATCAATAGGACCAACGATACGCAAATTTGGCATACTACTCATAGCATTATATAAAACTGAGTTTTTCGGTTGTTCTGCTATAGTATAATCTGGTTCAGCCTGTCTGCTAATAAACGTTGTTGGAAATACTTTTTGTAAATAATTATATAAATCGTCTAAATCTTCTTGATAAATAGGATTTGCTATACCGCGCCGAGCCGTAACTGAACCTGCTGTATGTATACCCATAATCTTTCTTGGACAAGTATGATCACTATTCAACAACAACATTCCACAATCTCCAGCAACAGTATTACTAGTATACATATAACTATCTGGTAAAGTATAAATCGAAGAATTTATTTTCTGTTTTGTAAATGGTGCAACAGCCGGACTCAATTCATAAGAACAGGATTGATTTAACATTAAATTTACGTCACTCAATGTAAGCATAGAGGGTATAATATGTTTATTGTCTATATTTTCGGATCTTATACCATATAAATATGAGCCATATAAATTAATTTCATCATTAATACTTACAAAATGTTTACGTTTATCTCTTCCTAACATTAACCCTTGTATATAAATAAATTGTATATCCTCTATGTGAGCTGACATAGGTAAAGCTACATCATTATATACACAATGCACATCTTTCATTGGAATAATACGTCGCATTCCGTCTGATATTTCAAAAACAATATATACTTGTGCTGTATCACCGTAAATCTCACCTAAAATTCGAATTCTATCTACGAAATGTTTTGGTACCATAAAAACCGATGAAAATACATTTATTGCACTAACGCAAC